CCAAGTCCTGCCGCCGATGCTCTGCACCGCCCAGTCAAAATAAATTTCAATTTCTTTTTCACGCATGCCGCAAAGTATACATGTAAAAAAGATTTGCACAACAATTATTTTTGTGCTACATTCAAAGCTCATTAACTAAAGGACAGTAAAGTGAACATTCCAGCATTCCCATTGCATAACCACGGAACGCAAACGCTTGGTATGCATTTCTCAGGTATGACTTTGCGTGACTACTTTGCGGCCAAAGCCATGCAAGGCTTATTAGCCTTTGATGTCAACGCGCCGCTTGATACATTTGCAAAGCAAGCCTACATAGTGGCTGACGCAATGATGGAGGTACGCAATGCAGCACAGTAACATCGTAGGCGGCTCAACAGCAAAGCGCGTCATCAACTGCCCAGGCAGTGTGGCGCTGGTGCAAAAGATGCCGCCTAAGCCCTCAAGCAAATACGCTGACGAAGGCACACTCCTACACAACGTCATGGCCGAACTCATTATGAGTGAGGAGCCGCCAGAATATTACATTGGCACACGCTATGAAGATCAAATTCTTACGTTTGAACTGGTGGAAGAAAAAATCAGACCCGCCTTGCGCGCGCTTGACATCATCGACCCTGAGCAGAAGATGGAAATTGAAGCAGAGACTAGAGTTGGTTTTGGTGATCTGCTGCCTGGCGTGTTTGGTTCTACTGATCTCATTGGCCGCCTTGGTAATCGCGCCATCGTTCTTGATTGGAAATTCGGTGATGGTGTCATGGTCGAGGTGGAAGAAAACCCACAGTTGATGTTCTACGCTGCAGCGGCCATGCGTACACCTGAAGCGCAATGGGCGTTTGAAGGCGTGACTGAAATTGAGATGGTCATTGTTCAGCCGCCTGAAGTGCGCCGCTGGGTGACAACGCCTGAGCGCATCGCTAAGTTTGAACTTGAGTTGGTGCAAGCAGTTAAGCAAGCAGAAAAGCCTGACGCAAAGCTAACAGTAGGTGACCATTGCCGTTGGTGCGCGGCCAAGCCAATCTGCCCCAAGATGACTGGCGCTGTAGACCGCGCCCTCAAAGTGCAACTTGATAATTTAGACGCGCCCAAGATTAGCGTGTACCTCAAGAACGCTGACATGCTTGAGGAGTGGATCAAAGACCTACGCGCCCTTGCGTTACAGATGCTTGAGTCAGGTGCTAAGTTGCCCGAATACAAACTGGTGGCCAAGCGTGCCATCAGATCATGGTCGGATGAGGAGAAAGCGAAAGTCGCTTTGTTCGCATACGGCCTCACAGAATCTGAAGTGATGGAGACTACTGTCGTCTCCCCTGCGAAGGCCGAGAAGGCGTTAAAGAAACGCAAGATCGGCCTACCAGAAGACCTCGTGGTCGCCATCTCGTCAGGTAACACTTTGGCAAGCGTGGATGATCCACGACCCGAAGTGATGCTCTTGGGCAAACAGTTATCTGCTGCCCTTTCTAAAATCCAGTAAAGGAAAATCATGTCTAGTCTAGTAACCTTCTCTCAAGCAAACCTCCCCGCCGTTTCAACCTTGTCAAGCGCTTTGCGTTCGATCCAAGCCGAAGTCGGCCCAGCTGGTGTTGTCATCCTCAAGATGGACAAGACTGGTCACTGGGTCTTCGGTGCAGATCAAACCGAAGTCGAAGACGACGCTGTTTGGGCTGTCAATCCTTTCTCCTTTGTCCACGGCTTTATTGCTTGGGGCGATGGTGAAGTGTTGGGCGAGAAAATGACCAGCGTCAGCAATCCCCTGCCTGCTTTGGATGAGGCGCCCCCTCAAGCCAAGAAGGGCTGGGAGAGCCAAGTTGGTATGTCCCTGAAGTGCATCAGTGGCGAAGACAAGGGAATGGAAGCACGCTTTACCACCACGTCAGTGGGCGGCAAACGCGCAGTTCAAACCTTGGCTGTTGCTCTGGCTGAGCAAGTCGAGAAAGACCAAAGCAAGCCAGTGCCAGTCGTGCGTCTGAAGAAAGACCACTACGCTCACAAGTCCTATGGCAAGATTTACACGCCAGTCTTTGAGATTGTCGAGTGGGTCAGCATGGATGGCGAGTCGCCTGAAGTTAAACCAGAGCCAGAAGCAGCGCCTTCACGCCGCCGCCGTAGCGCTTAACTTTCTGAAGCCCCGTGACAGGGGGCTTTGGAAAGGAGACGCCAATGCTTTGGTTAGATTTTGAGACGCGCAGTATGTGTGACCTACGCTCCAAGGGCGTATACAACTACGCGCAGGACGCAAGCACCGATGTGCTGTGCATGTCCTATGCGTTTGATGATGAGGAAGTGGTGACGTGGGTGCCTGCCCAGCCCTTCCCTGAGCGCGTTCGCAACTACACCGGCCAGATCAGGGCGCATAACGCTGCGTTCGAGCGCTTGATCTTTTGGTACGTCTTACAAATAAATTTTAAGTTGGAGCAGTTTTATTGCACCGCAACACAAGCCCGCGCCAACTGCGCGCCTGGTAGTCTGGAGGACGTTGGCCGCTTCGCTGGCGCGTCTATGAAAAAAGATCACAGAGGCGCGCAACTGATTCGCCTTATGTGCGTGCCGCCATTCAAAGACTCGCCTGAACTTATGGCCGAGATGATCCAGTACTGTGAGCAAGACGTGCGCGCCATGCGTGCAATCAGTCAGGCCATGCGTGACTTATCAGCCGAAGAATTAGAGGACTACCACGTCAACGAGCGCATCAATGATCGCGGCGTGTTGGTCGATGTGCCGCTGTGTCAAGCGGCGGTTAAGTTTGCCTCCGATGAACTCATTGAGATCGAGCAGATCGTCAAAGAAGTCACGGACGGCGCAATCACTAGCGTCAGGTCGCCTCGCATGCGTGAGTGGGTGCTTGAGCGCGTGGGCGATGAAGCCAAGAAGTTGATGGAGAAGGATGGCAAGTACTCCATTGACAAGACTGTACGAGCCAATCTTTTACTCATGGAGAATCCCGATGAAGTCCCTGCCGATGTCCAAGAAGTTATCCAATGCGCCGACGACCTCTGGGCGTCCTCGGTGGCAAAGTTCAACCGACTTAGCTGTCTGGCAGATGAGGAGGATCAAAGAGTACGAGGCGCTTTCGTATTCGCTGGGGGTTCTGCGACAGGCCGAGCATCTTCGTATGGAGCGCAAGTCCACAACTTCACACGCAAGTGCGCTGACGAACCAGAGGACGTCAGGCAAGCCATGGTCAGAGGACACGCAATCGTGCCTCGGTATGGAAAGCGCGTTACCGATGTACTTAAAGGTATGCTACGACCCGCCCTCATTGCAGCCCCCGGCAAACACTTCGTCGTGGCAGACTGGGCGGCCATCGAAGCCCGTGTCAACCCGTGGCTCTCAGGGCGAGGCGCCGATAAATTGGAACTATTCCGCACTGGGGAAGACGTCTATAAAGTCAATGCCGCTGCAACATTCAATGTTCGCGTGGCAGACGTCACCAAAGACCAACGCCAGATTGGCAAGGTTCAGGAACTGGCGTGCGGTTTTGCCGGAGGTGTTGGTGCCTTTGCTGCAATGGGTCGCGCTTACGGGATTGCTTTACCAGAGCCTGTTGCAAAGCGAATGGTTGATGGTTGGCGTCGCGCTAATCCTTGGTCTGTTCCTTATTGGTCTGCACTTGAGGATGCTTACACGCGAGCAATGAGAAACAAGGGGCGTGAGTTTAAGGCTGGCCGTATAACATATTTGTTTGACGGTTTGCACCTATGGTATGCCCTACCTTCTGGCCGGATCTTGTGCTACCCCTATGCCAAACTGGAATCGGAGGGCGTCAGTTATGCCAAGGCGGCATGGAAGCCCGCGCAAGATGCAAAAGAATGGCCGCGTGCCCGCCTTTGGAAAGGCTTGGCATGTGAAAATGTGACGCAGGCGGTCGCCAATGATCTACTTCGACATTCCCTCAGACAACTCGATGACGTTGTGCTTCATGTGCATGACGAAATCGTTGTCGAAACAGCCGACCCAGAAGCGGCAGAAAATTTAAAACGTGTGATGTGTACAGCGCCAGCGTGGGCAGATGGCTTGCCCTTGGCCGCTGAAGTTGAAACTATGAAAAGGTATGGCAAATGAACTTTCTTGAATTTTTAATGTCCTTGGCTCCAGAGGGTGAGACGGCGCTGATCGTGCGTCAGAAGCCCCAACTTAAAGACGGGCAGATGCAGTTCCACGCTGACGGCGCGATCAAATGCACATGGCCCGCCATGCTTCCTACCGCACAGATCAAAAAGGATTGGGCGATCTACGGCAACACGGCCAGCTTCATCATCGACCGCTTCAAAGACGGCCACCCAAGCGCTGGCGTGGCGTGTTGTGAGTACGTGCTTGTCATGGTGCTGGACGACGTCGGTACAAAAGCCAAAGTGCCTCCCATCGAGCCGACTTGGAAAATTGAGACGTCGCCCGGTTCCTTCCAATGGGGCTATGCATTTTCTGAGCAGCCGACCAAAGCCGACTTCGCGGCGGCCATCAAATCCATCGCCGACGCCGGTTATACCGACAAGGGCGCCATCAATGCCGTGCGTAATTTCCGCCTGCCCGGCTCGATCAATTTGAAGCCAGGCCGTGAAAACTTCGCCGCCAAGCTGGTAGAGTTTCATCCCGAGCGTGACTTCACCCTTGAGCAAATCTGCAAGGCCCTTGACGTGGTCCCCGCGCCTGCCGACTCTATCGGCGTGCGTCCGATCCGCTTGTCAGACGACGGCGCTGACGACGTCATGGCGTGGCTCAGTGGCCAAGGTCTGCTACTGTCGCACCCCAACCAAGAAGGCTGGGCTGGCATCATCTGCCCCAATTCAGCCGAGCATACCGACGGCAACCCAGAGGGCCGTTACATGCCCGCCAACCGCGCTTACCGCTGCCTGCACAGCCATTGCGTGGACCTTGACTCGAACATGTTCCTCAAATGGGTGGCCGACAATGGCGGCCCCAAGCATGCGCCAGGTTTGCGCGAAGAACTCTTGACCATGGCCATGGACCAAGCGCTTGCCAAGTTGACCCCGTCCGACATGTTCACAGACGACGCCTCCGCCGTGATCGCCGAGGTCGAGCGCAAAGAGTTGGGCCGTGTCGAGAAGGCGCAGTGGTATGAGCGCTTTGCGTACATTCAAGACGACGAGTCCTACTTTGACATGCAGGACCGCCGCGAGATATCGCGCCAGACCTTTAACGCCCTGTTCCGTCACATCCCCTGCCGCTCTATCCATGGCAAGAACCCCAAAATTGAGGCGTCCGTGTGCTTTGATGAGAACCGCCAGACCATGGGCGCCAAAGCCCTTGTCGGCATCACTTACGCCGCTGGTGACTCGGTCATTGTGGCGCGCGACGGTGATTTGTACGGTAACCGCTGGCGCGACGCCCGGCCCCCTGTGGCCGCTGGCGACGTTACCCCATGGATGGACCACTGCAAAAAACTAGTGCCTGATGCGCGTGAGTTGGATCACATCTTGAACGTAATGGCCTTCAAGGTCCAGCACCCCAACATCAAGATCAACCACGCCGTGTTGCATGGCGGCGACCAAGGGTCCGGCAAAGACACCATGTGGGCGCCGTTCATTTGGGCCGTGTGTGGCCCTCACCTTAAAAACCGTGGCCTGCTGGACAATGACACCATGAGCAGCCAATTTGGCTATGCCCTTGAGTCGGAAATCTTGATCTTGAATGAGTTGAAAGAACCCGACGCCAAAGAACGCCGCGCGCTAGCGAATAAGCTCAAGCCCATCATCGCCGCGCCCCCTGAGATGTTGACAGTTAACCGTAAGGGCCTGCACCCCTACCAAATGGCCAACCGCGTGTTCGTGCTGGCATTCTCAAATGACCCCGTGCCGATTAGTTTAGATTCGCAAGACCGCCGTTGGATGTGCATTTGGTCCCATGCCCCCCGCATGGCCGCTGACGCCGCCGCGCGCATGTGGGACTGGTACAAAAACGGCGGGTTTGCTGCCGTGGGCGCGTGGCTGCAGGCCCGCGACGTGACCGCGTTTAATCCTGGCGCGGCGCCCATGATGACAGAGTTTAAATTGAACCTTGTCGAGCATGGGATGAGCATGGCGGAGAGTTACCTTGTGGAGCTTATGCGTGGGCGCCTGGGTGAGTTTTCTAAGGGTGTAGTGGCGTCCCCCTTCCATGCGCTTTGTGACCGCGTGGCTGGCGCCGCTCCCGCTGGCGTGAAGGTCCCCCAGCCCGCGTTACTGCATGCGCTTAAAGAGGCTGGCTGGGTTGACTTGGGCCGCGTGGCGTCCGGTGACTTCCAAAGTAAAAAGCATTTATTTTGCGCCCCTGACATGGCCAACATGAGCAAATCAGACCTGCGCCGCATGGTCGAGGATCTCCCGGCGCCCATGGCCGTGCGCCTAGTGAAGTGAGCATAAAAAAAGGCCCCTGTGAAGGGGCCTTATGAGGTGTGGCAACCGCTAAAGGTCCAAAAGAACCGCCAGCAGCGCCCCCAGTATAAGGGCAATTAGTAGGACCATGCTAGTAGGCCTTCTGCATGGCTTCAAGCGCGCCCTGGTGTATAAGGCGCCGCGCTTCGGGGCCTTCGGCCATGGCCATCTTGTACTCGTGTTCTGACACTTTCCCGCGCTCGTGTTGATAACCCAAGTCGATATAATAATGATCGGCATAAGTGAGCGGCGCCCATGGCGCGATTATTTCCCTCATAAGAGGGTGTAAATTATCCTTCGTTTTCATATAGGTCCTCTCCGGTGTAGTTGGTGGCTGGCGCCGTGTTTAGATTCTCATAAAACCCCGTGAGGGTATTTTCGCTGCCGTAGGGCGCGCCCTTTGCAGAGGGGAAACTAAGTCTATGACTATTTAAACGGTAATACCTAGCCACGTATTCGGCTGTACTCATACCGTCCCAAAAAGGGGGAAAGCGCCGTAATTCAGCGCCCCGGCTTTTTAGGGTCCTATGTTTCCCAGTGCATTTAGCATGCTCCGCGAAAATATCGCGCGCGTCGTTTACTTTGTAGGCCGTCCGGCCAATGGTCACGGTTTTCATATGTCCCAATCCTCTAGGTTTAATTTAATGTTGCAGTGATCGGCATGCGCTTTGTTGACGTGTTCGCGCACCAGGGCGCATATTGAATCAATTAGGTCCCTATCAACTAGGTCATTGATTGTCAGAATAGCAAACGGCGCCGCGTCTATACCCTCCGGCGTGAATGCATTACCCCGGTGAAATGTAATGAGGGTCTTATCGTAGTGTGTCATTTTGGTCCTTTTAAATAGTGCAGCAGCCACAACATGGCGCGTCTTCGCAGCGCCCGTTACGGTTACGGTGAAAAACGGTGGCGCCATGCTCACCGTAAAAAATAACGCGGGTGTCGCCTGGCTCTTCCAGCCATGCGCGACGCGTTACAGTATCGAATTTAATATCATCGCCGGGGTTTATCCTGGCGCCCGTTTGGGCGCAGCGGCCCGGATATTTTGCGCGCATGCTTTTAATCATTTTGTGACCCTCTCATAAAGCGCGCGCGCTTCACAATGACACTCTAAAATGTCGCGCGCGATCGCATGCCGATGTATGCGTTGATCGCGGGTGAGCGCGACGGGGCGCAGCTTTTTATAAAGCGCGCGCAAAACGTGTTTAGGTGTAGCGCTTACATGCAAGCGCAAACGGTGATAAGTGCCAAAATATTTCATTTTGCTAACCTCAAGTTAATTACACGGTGGCGCGAGCCATGCGCCGGGAAACCTACAATCGCGCTTCGCTGGCGCTGGCAAAGCTGACACGTCGCGCACGATACATCATCGCGCTGGGTGGCCGGGCAAACGACGACGGCGCGTCCGGCTGGGGTTTTTAGGTTTTCGTTTTGTGTTGACGGTAGAACAACAACGACGGGTCCCGCGTTTTGATCGGCCAAATAATCGGCGTCATTTAGGTCATTGGCCGATAGATTGACGGTGAAACCCCAATTATTGGCATGCCGTATCCAATTAATTGATTCGGCGTCGCGATGGTGGCTATACGTAAACCCGCGTTTATTTTTATTGGCCGCGACAAGTTGACCCAATTTGACGGGGTCAATTGTCCCGTTTTGCTGGGGCAAATCCCCAGCTTGATTGTGGCGCCAGATCTGGTTATCGGGTAAGCGCGCGATTGTTTCGCAGAATTCACCCCATGATGTACCGCGCTGCTTCATTGATACCGCAGCCCAATGAAGCGCCAACGGGCCGCTGGCGGCATAACATTCGGCCTTCATTTGGCAATCATTGGGGCAGCTGTCGCGCTCTGTAGTTGATACGGGTATTGGCCCCGTTTTGACGTTCGCGCTTTTGAGGGTTAAATGTACTTGCATGGCTGGCCCCTTATTTGGTTAAAACGTCAAAATAAGCCAGGGCGCCGATAAGCAGCGCGCCAGCGACAATCACGGCCGCCAGTAGATCTAAAAATAATGCTTTTTTCATGTTGTTTTACCTTAGTTTAGTTTAGTGTTTACTGGGTTTTTCGGACCCAGTGGCGCTATTGTAGCATAGTGTATATACGCTACGTCAACATTTATTTAATAGTTGACTAAATTGTAGGGCTTTGGGTTTTTTAGGTCATGGTTTGGCCATGCTGGCGCGCCGATTGACCTAAAGGCAAACCCGCGTGAATACTGGGAAATTGCATGCTTTAGGTCATTTGGGTCATTGATTCTAATTAAGAAAATAAAAGATTTTGATATAAGGGTATACCCTTAGTAAACTATTGGGCGACGCCCACGCCGCGTCCCGCACCAATTTTTGTGACGTGACAAAATGACCCAAATGACCCAAAGCTTTAAAGCTTCGCGCGCGCTGGCGCCAGCCTTTTAGGTCATTTGGGCTATGCAAAAACAATGACCCAAATGACCCAACGGCATGCATGGCCATGCAATTTAAAACCATGACCCAAATGACCTAAGTGACCCAAAGCCATGCGGATCCGCAGCACCAGGGCACAATGCATGCGGCCAAGGGGGAGGGGGTAGGGCCGAGCGCAAAGGGCCAGCAAAAACGTAGCGTTCACGAACAATTTTTATTTTTAAATTTTTTGTTGTAAACTCGCACCACGTGCAAAAAGCATGGAGAACACATGTTCCATTCGATTCCATTTACACCGCGCAAGGTCGAAGCGACAGAATCGCGCTTGAAGGCGGTATATGACGCGGCCAAGCTAGGCCTCAAAGGTGACGCGCTCGCACTGGCCGCAGGCATGCTGCCTATTGAATACAGACAACTCACGCAACTTGACCCCGTGGTGGAACTCGCCGCGCAAAAGGGCAAAGCTGATGGTGAGATTGAACTGTCCCAAGTACTCCACGCGGCCGCCAAACAGGGCGACGCCAAGGCAGCGTTAGAAATCCTGAAACATCAACACGGCTGGGTGGCCAAGCAGGCCATATCTGTCGAAGTTGATCAGCGCATATCAATCACTGGCGCGCTGGCCGAGGCAACTAAGCGAGCGCTGACAGTCGAAGACGCAACCATAATTGAGCCAACCTTAAATGCAATCGACCATATACAGCGCTGAAGACGAACAGGAACTGATGGCGCGTTTGTGGGCGCCAGCAATCAAAGACAACCCCTTGGCGTTTGTAATGTTTGCGTTTCCTTGGGGTCAGCCTGGCACGCCGCTAGAACATTTCAAAGGCCCACGCAAATGGCAGCGTGAAGTCCTCACACATATTGCTGACCACATCACGCAGAACAAAGGCCAGCTAGACTTCAACACCCTACGCCACGCTGTCTCATCTGGCCGTGGTATTGGTAAGTCGGCGTTAGTCTCATGGATCACGATCTGGATGTTGACCACGCGGATTGGCTCGACGACCATCATCTCGGCCAACAGTGAGTCACAGCTAAGGTCAGTCACATGGGCCGAGATTACCAAGTGGCTGGCGATGGCGCTTAACAGCCATTGGTTTGAAGTGAGCGCCACCAGACTGATGCCAGCAAAGTGGCTCACGGAACTGGTCGAGCGTGACCTTAAGAAAGGCACACGCTACTGGGGCGTTGAGGGACGGCTCTGGTCAGCGGAGAATCCCGACGCTTACGCGGGTGTCCACAACTTCGACGGTGTGCTAGTGGTGTTCGACGAGGCATCTGGTATTGACGACAGCATCTGGGCGGTGACGTCGGGCTTCTTTACAGAGAACACGCCTAACCGCTTCTGGATGGCGTTCTCCAATCCACGGCGCAACACTGGGTACTTCTACGAAGCGTTTAACTCAAAAAGAGAGTTCTGGACTACAAAAGTAGTTGACGCCAGAACAGTCGAGGGGACGGACAAACAGGTCTACCAGCAGATCATTGATGAATATGGCGCTGACTCATCACAGGCGCACGTCGAGGTCTACGGTCAGTTCCCGTCCGAAGGCGACGATCAGTTCATATCGGCAAGTTTAGTAGACGAGGCGATGAAGCGGCCTAAGTATCAAGACCAAAGCGCACCCATCGTGATAGGTGTTGACCCAGCCCGCTTTGGCGCGGATGCAACAGTTATTGCCGTGCGCCAAGGACGGGACATTATCGCCATCCAGCGGCATCGGGGCGACGACACCATGACTGTTGTTGGCCACGTCATTGAGGCGATTGAGGAATACAAGCCTGCGCTGGTCGTGATCGACGAAGGCGGCCTTGGGGCTGGTATTGTTGACCGTTTGAAAGAGCAAAGGTACAAAATCAAAGGTGTCAACTTTGGCAATAAATCGGCAAATCCGGTCATGTATGGCAATAAAAGGGCCGAAATGTGGGGCAAGATGAAAGATTGGCTGAAAACTGCTTCAATCCCGCTTGACAGGTTTCTTAAAACTGATTTAATTTCGCCTATGATGAAGCCCGACTCCAAAGGGACTATCTTTTTGGAGTCGAAAAAGGACATGAAGGCACGCGGATTGGCCTCGCCTGACGCGGCTGACGCTATTTGCGTCACTTTTGCCTTCCCAGTAGCCCACCGTGAGGCGCGTGAATCCACGCAGCGCCGAGCGTACAATGGCA